CTGACGGCCTTCGACCTCCGACGGTTCCCGCAACGATATGACGCTGCCCGTTCGCAGGTGGACTTGTTGTGGTGGATCGTTCATAGTCCGATATTGTTTGTTTCGATGGGGGTTGCAAAGGCAACGTCAACCGGGATTGCACGCGGGTTTTGTGCATCGCCCCGGGCGTAGCGTCTTGCGATTTCGATTTCGTCGATGTTCTCGTAATAGTCGGTGCCGTGCTCCATGCAAACCTGTTGCGGGTTGGTGAAACCGTTTTGAATGGCAATCTGCAAGCCTTTGCTGTCGTCAATCAAACGCCAGTAGGGGATACCGGCACCCCGCCATTCGTACTCGATGTCATCGACCGTCATGCCGTCGGGCAATTCAAGGTAGCCGTCCATGACCCAAAGCCGCAAAAGCCAGTCGGTGATTTCCTCGAGCGTTTCCTTGAGGGCAATCTGCCGCTTCTGGCAACTCCCGATGTAATTGTTCAGGTCACCCCGGCTGCCGTAAAAGTTTGTGCGTTCGCCGTTATAAAACGAATAGGGAATGTCCAGCGCGGCCAGACACATGCGCGTGACCTGCACGACAAATTCCTGAAACTGCGTCGATGGCGTGGAGGATTCCAGGATTTTAGCGTCCTCGCCTTCGTCGAGATTCAGGTGGGCGATTCCCTTGCCCCATTTTTCGCGTATCTCCGTTCTTACTTCATCGTCATCGTCTGTGGGTGGAAGTCCGGGACTCGCAGTTTCGTCTTCGTCATCTTCGTCAACGTCAAACCGTCGCTCGGACATCATGCTGGTGTCATCCACCTTCGTGGTCACCAGTCCGAGCAGTTGCGACATTTTCGCTTTGGCCAGGGCGTATTCGATGCCTTCGTACAAATGCTGAAACTGCGTGATGACCGGGGCAAGCGGTGACACACCGCGTATCTGGTCGGCTCGCGTGTAGTAGCCGCACAGGAGCATGTGGTCGGAAAAAATTTCACGTTCCAGTTCAAAGCCACCCCAGTCGAGCCGTTTGTGAATGGCATATTTGACGTCTTGACCGTAGCGACCGAGTTTGACGCCGTGAATCCATTGATCCTCGCCACTCCAGTCACCGCCGAACTCGACCGGCGAGCGGATGCGGTCGCCCTCGATAAGTTGAATCCGTCCCAACCCGGCGTCGATTTTCAGGATACCGACGTCGCCGTCAATAACCCGCAAAATCTCCATGAGTTGAATGAGCACATCGAAGCAATGCCGTCTGGCTCCATCACAATTTCGCCGTTTTTTCCAGTTGTGAATTTTCGACTCGACCAGCCGGTTGAATTCTTTGTTATCCGTCTGGCACTGAAACCGGAAATCGGCGATGTACTGGACGTGCTTTCGGATCGCGAAACCGGCCAGTGAAAAGTTCCGCATCAGGTCGCGGCTCTCCGACGAGAGTCGCTGCCGTTCCGCCGGTTTCAGTTCCCGGTCTTCGCTCAAACTCGACACATAAACCGTCCGGCGGCGCGGCGATGATTGCACCGCGTCGTATTTGAGACGGGCGATGGCCTTCCGGCTTCGGGCTTCAGGTTTTGGAAACGCCTGAACCCGCCCTTCTTCCATTGTCAATGTGTCAATCGACGTAATCATTTTTATTCAACGATTTGCCAGTCCTCGCTGAGGATGTCTGTTTGCGATGCAAGCCAGCCGACGAGCAGTTTATCATCAGCCGTTTTCATCACGATGGAGGGAAGAACATCAACTCCTTCGGGTTCCGTTTTTTCCCTGAAGGACTTCAGGTCGGCCTTTGTTTCAAATTCAATGTCCGTTGCCAAAAACAAGAACATGCCTTTGCCGTTCCAACCGGCACGTGCAACTTTTTTGCCCTGCTTTAACGCTTCAATGGCAAGACCGAACGTCATGCCGGTCTTTTCACGGTATGCCCGTTCAAAAACATCTTTGGGCGACCATGAGATGTAACCTTCAAAGTCCGGATGGTTCGGCTTTCCGCCGTCAATGTATTCGACAAGGTAGCCTTCGTCTTGCGGGTTTCCTTCGGCTGGTACTTCCAAGCCGCGCAAGGCATTGTAATCGCCGCGAGTCATTTCTTTCGCTCGCAAAGATTTCGTTCCGATGTAAGTTTTCATTTTGTATCTCCTGTTCAAATTTATAATTCTGCATTCTGCACTCTGCATTCTGCACTAAAAACTCCCGCTCATATCAATCGTTCGCATCCACGGGCGTTGGCCTGACAGCCGGGCTTCCTGCCGTTCCAGCTTTTCCAGTTCATCGACTGCCTGTTTGCGGTCGTAGTTGGCCGAAAATCCCGGCAGGCTGATCGATGTCGTCGGGTCGGTCGTTTCCAAAAACTCCCGTAACATCTTAATCCGCGTTCGGATGCTGCGCAATCGCTCTTTACGCTGACTCATCAGCTTCGCTCCACCTTACGATGTAAACGTTTTGGCAGTTGTTACACTGGACGCGGGTTGTATGGATGACAGCCGCGTTGTAATCGATGCTGTTATCACGCAGAATCGTAAACTCCGTACAGCCGCATGTGTTACAAAGGGCGTTGACAACGACTTCCTGCGGTAGGACGGGTTTGTCATTCTGCGTCATGAAGGAAATCCCCGGCTTGTCGTCCTGCGTTTCTTTCTTTTTTTTCGTCACTGCTAACTCCTGACTCCTGACTTCTGTTTCCTGCTCTCCGCGTTCTGCGCCTTTTTCAGTTTCATGTACAACTCGAATTCGTCGGCGGTCATAATGCCGATCATGCGGCTGGCGGCGAAGGCCATTTTCGTGGCGTCAAACAAATGGTTGTCCAGGTTCGGCTTTTCCTTCCACAGGTCAAACTTGTTTCGACCGCCGGTCACGCTGGTCACGGTCTCGGCGTTGAGATGTTCCGAGAACATCCGGTGCCGGTCGCCCAGCTTCCCCCACAGCGACAAGCTACAGCGTTCGCCGACTTCCATTCCGAGAGCGTCATGCACCGCCGATTTCCAGTAGTTCGCGTCATGGTAACACACCGGCAACTTGCGTCCGGGCACACGGTCGAGCACCATGTAAACGCCTTTTTTCCGTTTCGGCCTTTTTTTCCACTCGGCCAAAGGCGTCCCGTTGACCCCGACGTAATGCCCCTTCGACGGCACCACCGCCGTCGTTGCCCCGATTCTGATGATTGCCCCCTCGACCTGATCATGGCTGTACCCGGAGTCCACAATGATCTTTTCGATCTGAATCAAGCGGTCATCGCCCGTGCGATACTTTTTACGCAATAACCGCTCGAGCAAATCGGCCAGTCCCATCAAAACCGCCCCCTCAACCTTCATGCCGGGGAAGCGTTTTTTCAGCGTTTTCAAGCCGCTCTCCCGCTTCTGGAAGTAGTCGCGGCTTTGTTCCGGGTAGGTTCCGTAATCAATCACAAAACCCGTCGTGTCGTCCTTCCAGGCAATGACGCAGTAGTACAAAATATCGCCGTGAACATCGACGCCTGCGGTGATCGCCTGCGCCCCGGCTGGCACTTCGTCCCGTTCAAGTCCGTTGAGCCGTTTGCGTATCGTTTCGGCGGAGACAACAATTGTCCCGTCCGTGCCCACCGGCGGCTCATTCTGGTATTCTGCCAAAAACGTAAGTTCGCTGTTCGCCCAAATTTTCATCGCCGCGTGCAAGGCGTTCAATTCCAGTCCCGGAATGAAATTGTCCGCCCAGGGAACCACCGCCCCGGCTTCCATTGCCTTGCGATTCTTCTTGTAAAAGGCGTCGGCGTCCCCCAGCCCCTCCGTGTATAAAATGTCGCGATAGGTTTCCCACAGCGTCATCTCGGTCGGCATTTTCTCGACCATCTTGAACCGCATCCCGTTCCAAAGCGGCGGTCGTTTGCCGGGCGTCAGGTACTGGTCACTCAAGTCGTCCGGGGCAATGACCGTGCAGGTCATCACCTGGGCCAATGCCTTGCCCGGTCCCACCAGTCCGGCCACGTCGGTTTCAAGTTTTTTGCGGTACTTGTCCACCGTGTTCGGGTTTTGCGCCGAATCTTTGTCTTGAATGTCGTCAATAAATATGAAATCCGGTCTGACCTTTTCGCCGTCGGGCATCAGCATGTTTTTGCCGCGTATCGCTCCCCGCATTCCCACCGTGCGAATCCTTGCCCCGCTCGCCGCGCTGCCGGGAATCGTCGGGAAAGTCACCTGATCGCGCATCCATGAAACGTTGGTCAGTTCCCCCAGGTACAATTGACCGCGTGCCAAAAGGTTGGAACCGCGTAATCGCCAGATCGGGTGGCATATCTCCGGGAAATCCTCCAGCACGGCGGGGGTACTGTCGAATATCCGCTTGATGTTCTCCAAAAGGCCGGTCGCTTCTTCTTTGTTCTTGGCCAGTGTGATGATGAACCGTCGCAATCCGCTTGCAATCGCCCAGCCTGTCACGCCCTCGGTGATCGTCGTTTTGCCGCCTCCCCGCTGCAAGGCCAGGGCAACGTTCCCGCCG